AGGTAATCCCGTCCCGTAGAATATAAGGTTTTTGGAAGAAACCCAGTTTAACAGTAGATCCGCCATATAAAGGTGTTTTCTTATCAGTAACAGGTGTTCCCTCTGTGTCTACCACAGGAGGTCTCTTATCCTCACCCCAAGAGAATTTTAATTTATATTTTCCATCCGAAACTTCTTCCCATGGTGTAGGTTTTAAGGTAGCTCTTTTCGGATTCTTGAGCTTAGACTCAGCCCATTTAAGGACTTCAGCCCTCTCAGTTTCTAGCTTATCGACGACCTTATCATCGACTACAGCCGAGAGAGAATAACCAAACTTACCAGGTTCTAGTATAGCTTGGAATCCTTCCAGTGTAACTTCATTGGTTACGTGTACATTCTTAGGCATCTTTAGCATCCTCCGCAGGTGCTAATTCTTTAGCCAAAGACTGCCTATACTCTCTTAACTCAGCTAACTTATCGTCAACTGCTTTAAGTCTTTTCAGTTTAGCTTCTCGCTCTGCTGCCTGTAATCTCTCTTCAGAGACAACGACAATAGTAGGTGGTGCAAAAAAGCTATCAAATAATGAATACATTTAGCAAAAAAAGTAAGTTGAATCTATAACCGATTCAGGTTTTAAGTCACCTATAATCGGTGGTAATGTCTCTGCTCCTATCTGTTGAGCAAAGTCATTGAGATAATCATGCTCCGCAAAGAGGTGCATGTATGTCTCTCTTATTATAGCCGATAATTCATCCATGTCAACCGCTCGTGTGAGAACGCTGTCATGAATCAATGCAATTGGCTTATCAAATTTATCTATACTGAGATGTAACAGTGAAGCATCAAGTGAATGTATTAAGTTCGGTGCTGTTGCAGCACGGTGACGGTTGATATCTACCTCATTAGTCTCATCAGTTGCTACTGATATCTGACAACGACCTAATAATTGTAACTCAAATCTAGCTACTTGTTTCTTCATGATACGCTGATTCACTACGAACCCTGATGGTGTTACCCATCCTAATTCAGTATTAACAGGTGCCCATCTTTTTTTCTCTGGTTCTTCTTTAGTAGGGCAAGGTATCCATGCATGTTCTCCTCGCTTAATTGCTCCAGCGACCTCAGTTTCTATCCATTTCATAACCGACATAGGACCAGGGACAACATGTTCCATAGCGTCCCTGACCGCAGTTACAGTAGCTGTTAGATCTTCCTTGTCGATCTCAATTCCTTTTTCCAATAGGGCATCACGAATATATGACCTATTGCTGTAAGGTTTAGCATTGTAGGGTATAGTCATAACCGTCCTTTTGACGGTTTTCCTGTCCATTACTTTCTGTATGTGGGCAGGACAATTAGGTTTGGCTACCTCCGCTACAACCTTGTATGCGTCTTGTGGTCTATCAGCAGGCAGCACATTGACGAGTTGTGCTGTGCTCCGATCTCTAGCGAGACCTGCGAGAATCTGAAGACCACTACATGTAGCATCCGTGGCAACACATAAACCAGTCGTAATACGAGTATGTTTGATACACACATGGTAATACTCGTCACAGGCTGCTAAGAATTGCCAAGGTTCGTCCGCTGCCTCCCAGTCACCCAGATTATCTATCGGATCTGTAGCTACTCTGGTAATCAACGGAATGTTCTCATTCGTCCACTCTAGCCTTTCAGCCATTGTGGCTTTATCTAAACCAAATGTAGTTGCTACTTGGAATGCCAACCATTTCTTACCCTGATGTGTGATAATCTGCTCATCTGCGAAGCGAATAAGTGCCTTGCCAAAGTCAGTATCTTGAGGTGTAAGAAATGCAGGTATAGGATATGCTCTTCCCCTGTAATCGAAACTCCAGGGTATAAAGAATCTATCTCTATCCTTAAATTGGTTGACTGCCTCCATAGTCATCCTAGTTCTGCAGGATTTCTTAAACTCTGCAGCTCTTTTATTCATTACTTCAGCAGCTTCTCTACGATACTTCTGACGAGCATCCTTGTTATCTGCTATATCAACTGGTTTAGGTGGTAGATCGTAATGAATTATAGGTAGAAATTTACCTACACTAATTCCTCTGTCTTGAAGTGTACTTGCCACCGTGATTATGAAAGAATTTAATGTATATGCAACCTTCTGAATCTTATTCAAAAAGGCTAGTGGTGTTTCTCCCTGTATAGGTGAGTGATTGGTTTTTCGTACCAAATCGTGACCATGCATCACCTCATTTAACATATATCCACCAGCTTGTTCGTTACTCCAATCTTTAGGTGGTATTAACATAGGCCAAGCTAAAGGTGCAAATAATTCTGCGTTAGCCATCACTTCATCTTTGATGTCCATAAACTCAGGGGTAGGGACAACAAATATGCTAGTCTTACGTCCTTGTCTTGTGCGTTGTTTAGTAAACCATTGACTAGACTCCATAATGCAATCAAGTAACCAAGCACCAAGTTTAATACGAATGTTTGTATTCCATGTTGTCCATTGTTTAACCTCATAACGATTCATCAATGTCTTTATTACAACAAGTTTCTGGTGTGTTCCTATTGCTCTATGCCAGTAGTTCTTTTTCAATGTATTCAGTAATCCAGGTGCATGAGTTTCATAATGCCTCATCTGACATTCATCTTCAATTGCACGTCCAATGGATTCGCAAACGTTAGTGATTAGATTGCATCCGTCCTTGTATCCGAATACTTTATCAAATGTTATCTTACATGCTATTGCAGCAGCAGATTCTTCATCTATATCTTTTAGATATTTGTGTATATCTTTAAATGCTACACCATTCTTTCTTTCATGTATCCTTGAATTTGTATCTTTTATCCTAGATACCAATCTTGGAAGTAAAGAGTGTATAGAAGATATGCCATAAATAGTAGCTGAACCATAGGTTTGATTCTCTAGTTTAATAGTTTGATCATTTAACCTTTTAAGACCTTGTTTAATTGCATCACGTTCAAGTCTAACTTGCTCGTCTATCTGTTCTACTGTAGGTTGCATGATCGTGGAGTTCATCGTTTACTTGTGAGATTAATAACCTCCTTATTTCGTGGTAGTGTGGATGATCTGGTGGGATAGCATCAACTGCATCCTCAAAATAATCATATACCTTAGATAAACTGTCCGTCATCATAATCGTCCTCTTCAATGTATGGGTTGTCAAAGTCTTCTGTATCCCAGAAGTTGTCCGGTGGTTTTATTGCGTCCTCGTTAGAGATAAGATACTCCTCTTCATGATCTTTAATCATATGTCTAGGTTTCAGTACATTAACTGCTTCATTATTACATACAGTATAGATCTTAGGATTATCCTCCCATGTTTTACCAATAGTTCTATCCTCTATATATTTAACTGCAGCCTTGTAACTGCAATATACCTTTTCACTAATTGCACCAGTCTTGATATCTTCTTCTCTGATAATACAATCTATCGATGATGGTAACATCCAACCATTAATTTTCCAACGCTCGAACTCATCATAAGTTATAGGTATAAAAAAACTGTCGGGCGATTGTGAATATGCCTTCCAATTATTAGGAAAGTATTTTTTTTTATTAGTCATTAAATTCCTCGATTAATTGTACATCTTTTAAATGAGTGCCTTCTATTCTAGCATGAGCTAGACCTAACCAAGCTGCTTCTTCATCATCTTTAGCATTTAATACAATGCATCCCATCTTTTCATAATGACATACATAGCGATTCATTTAAGTCTCCTTAGTAGTTGTTTCGTCCTTTTCCGTGCTTGTCGGATTGCTTGTGGCTTTTTTCGTCCTTTGTCTTTTCGCCGGACGTCCGCGTTTTTGTGTTTTAGTTGTAATGAACTGTTCATTGTCTAACTTCTTTAATAAATCTTGATACTGTTTAACAAGATCAGGATCTCCTTTACTTGCATAGTTAACTAACCACGCCATTACAGCGTTATAGAATAACCACTCCCTAGGTTTCTCCACGAAATTCCTCCTGTAATACTGATAATCTACCTTGGTTCTGTGATATAATATCTAATTCATTTTGAATAGTTCCCATAACATTAGGATGATCTCCAACACCTACAGGATTATTTAATAATATATACACATTCATCTTAGCCATTGCTATCTTAGCGTGACAGTCTTTGACTAAGGCTGTAATCATGTCATACTTCATTAGTACCTCTTTGGTATGTCTTTGTAGTTATCTAGATCATCAAGATCGCCTCCATGATGTTCAACATTAGTAGGTCTATCACTAACCTCATCAAATGATATAGACACAATTGGAAATGCGTCCTTGAGTTTGTGAGTGAAAGCCCATACCATATCTTTAACATCTAATGGCGAGCGCACCACGATTGTGAATTTATATTGTTTCATTAGTATGCAATGTAAGGTGATTCTCCAGCATCTAACCACATGTAATCTATACATACAGCTTCAGCCATTTGTTCTACGTCCCTGGCAGCATCCGCCATATCGTAATCATCACGGATGCTAGTCTTTAATAGAAAGTATGCTGTTTTCATGATACTTCTTTAACTAATCTATCTATTTCTTCAGACTCCTTAACTTTACTTAGTCTTTCTAAGAAATATTCTTTCATAGGTGCATCTTCTAATACAAATTCAAAGTAATGTTCAATGAATGTATTAACATTATCCTGAGATACTCCATTGATTTGTACACTGTCCTCATGATTATCACTGATACCTAGTGTATCGTGATGCTTACAAAAGAACATGTAAGGCTTGTCAAAGAAGTATTCAACTGTTGTTTCTGTTCTGAGTGGCATTGTTTGCGTCCTTGTGCGATTGTGATTTAATTATACTGTATATTACTTGACTTGGTAACGACCTATAAGTTTTGTTAATGCTTCAGGATTTGTTAAGACATCATTTGGAATAGTATCCCAATCTAAGTCTAATGCTACCCATCTAAGTATTAACCCTAGTTGTACATTCTCTGCTTTAGATATACCTACAACTCCAACTTTCTTAGCTTTCTTTGGTGTACCTAATACTTTACCAGCTTTCTCATATAAAGCTACTGCTTCTGCAGGAGTATTTGGAATGTTTGTTTTAACTGTTTGCATTGTTCTGTCCGTGTAATTTAAATAAATAGTTTTTAGCTTTGATTGCGTCCTCTTTGTTCTTATATGTAATAACAACAGGACGTGATTTACTTCTCATTAGTAAACCTCGGATACCTTGGTAACGAATCTCATTGGCTCACTAATACGTAACCCTACTGCATCCTGATCAAATGTATCAATGTATGCTTTACATACATCGTTAACTTTCTCTGGATACTTAGTAGTAACTGTTACTAACTTAGTTGCTTCCTGAGAGCCCTTCCAGGCACCCTCGCAGTCTTGAACGGTATAACCTGCAAAAGACATACTTATAACGTCTTTGAAGGCTTCCCATGCTTCTTGTGAGATACTTCCAGTTGGTGTATTAAGACCAAAGTACATCTGATATGTTTGTTTCATGTTGCCTCCTTCTGTATGTATCTATTATAGTCGATCTCGTCTGAGATGCTATCGTTTGTCAGGAAACCAATATATGTCTGCGTCCTTGCACGATTGTGAATTGATGTTGATACTAATAACAAATTAAATAAACTTTGATCTATTAATAATAACAAACAAATTAAATAAGTGGATAATAATAACATCAGCGATTGTGATTTAATGTAATAATAATATATAAAAAAAAGGTGGCTATTTAAAATAGCACACCAATAGTAAATGCAGTTAATAATAAATAAACTAATACTTGTTGTCGTTCATGTAATTCATTAGCAGCAAGTAGTAACTCATTCTTATTATTCTTTAACGTGTATTTCATAAGTAAGTTTTCCTCTTACGATTAATAGTAGATGGTAATTGTTTAATAGTAACAATCTTACCCTGTTGCTGTAACTGTTGAATAGTCATAGCTAATTGATAATAATAGTTATTCATTAGAAATACCTAACAAATAAATAAGTCCCTACAATAGGCATGAAAGCTAATAAGAATAACATTATATTATCCTCGCTTTCATTAACTCTTCATCACATACTTCAAATGCATAACATTCAATAGCACACCATACAATTGAATTCTTATAAAGAACTAAATCGTAATCGTTCTCAACAAATACACAGGCAGGATAGTTATCACCCATCTGTTCCTTAACATACTCTATGATCTCTGTATCATGCTTATCATAAAATGAATTAGTTTGTGAATAATAAATATGCGAATGAGCACATCCACTAACACAACCACCTTCAAGAATAGACTTGCAATCCTCTACATCATAGACCTCTTTAAGGTCTCTAATCATTTCTAACATTGATTAATACCTTAATAAGTTAACACTTAGAGAACAAGTCTCTAACGATGCTACGCAGAATTGAACTGCGACCTTGTGTTAGACAGACACAGGTTCTAACCGTTAAACTATAGCACCAGATTGCGATTGTGATTAATAACAATTAAATAGTATTTAAATTAATTAATAATAACAATCAACAATTAAATCATATTACATGATTAATAATAATATGAGAAACAAATGATCTTGTCGTTATAGTATTCAGCCAGCAATCGCAGTTCCTGTTAATAATAACTTTCAAACACACCTCCAAACGATTGTCAATTACTAAGCAATAAGTATTCATTTGTAATTGTTATCATGCTATAATAATAGTCTTAGTGATAACTAATCAAACTCTAACTTAGTTAGTAGTGAGTAAACCTGACTTTGGATGTTTGTCTCTCATGTACCTATTATAACCATACAATCTTGAGACTGGCATGATTTGTCAGCAATACCACATGATTCTCATGAGATCACATCAGATTATACAGCACATCACAGTACTACACTGCATTGTTCATTCTATTTACTGTTTGTTACTGAATCATAACTTTGATTGCAAACAGATAGTTTCATATTTACAGTCAGCATCTAATAACAATTAGATAGTACAGTTAACAAACGGAAAGAAACGGAGCAGATCCTTGTTGTACTCCGTCCTTGTTGGCATTTATTTCAGTGCATTGGGGGAACTTGCGCGCTGCCGAGATCGTATATAGGCTTCTGAAATTTATGGTAAAATTTAAGAGGGTATATAGTTAATGTTTAGTACTATACGGTTATTACAGTTTGTTGCGGAGCATCCACAGTGTTCTAGATGACCATAGAAGGTAATTAGACGGTTAGCTACGGAGTCTACCTTACCTAGATCGTTATCTTTAAACTTAGTATAACCGTTGTTAGTGTTTAGATAGAAGATAGCGGTTTGTTGGTTAAGGTTCATATCTGTATGGAAGTCAGATAAGACACCTTGAGAAGTTCTAGGTCTTAAGTTAGCTTTAATGCGGAAGATGTATTGAGCATTAAGTTTAGTTAGGAGAGGTTGAAGAAAGGGAGACCAGTCAGTTTGGGAAGGTTTAGAGATATCAAAGAAGGGGTGAACTAGTTGAAATTGGTCTAAGCCTTGTTTATTATTAGCTATACCTTCGTTATAGTACCAAGATATATTAGGTCCAAGGAAGAATTGTTGAGTTATTTGAAAGTCTGAAGGAGATAAGAAGTCATCTATAATCTTCATAGAGGTAACTCCAGTTGAGTTTCAGGTATATAGAAGGTATCTGGTTTATTTTTACGTATTTGACAGACATAGGTGGTCTTATCAGGTCTCTGATAGGTCATATCTGATTCATGACTATTATACAGTAACATCTGTATAATACGGTCTTCTTTGTTAATCATAAGTTAGTGGAAGTGTTATAGGAATATCAAATGATGATATTAAGATAGAGGAAATTGTTGTCGTGAGATAACAAATTTCCTCATCAAGGGGCTGGGTCCACCCTTCCCTTCCCCTGTATAGGTGAGTGATTGCACCTAAACCCAGGTAGGGAGGGGCTTTCCAGAATCGTTACCTTTAGCTTGTTTTCTTTGTTCTAGATTCATGCCCATAACTAAATGATTAGCAGAGCTCTGAGGGTCGTCTAGGAAGCCCTCTAACTGGTCTCTAAACTCTTCTAGCTCTCTTAGCTTAATCTGTTCATTTGCGCTTATTGAGAGGGCATCTGTGAAGTATTTAACGCCTTGGGCTAGGCAGTCTAATCTGTCGTCATGTTTAACAGCACCTTTTTCTCTACACATTCTAGACATTTGATAGAATAGCATGTATATAAGACGTTCTTCTGGAGCTGCATCTTGATTAGAATTATAATCCCAATCTATAACCGACCTATTAACCACCAATCTATGCTGATTAAGCACAGGTTCAAGAGAATCAATGATACGGTCTTCTTTTCTAACATTAGCTCTTACTTCTTCTATGTCTACTGCTTGTTTGCGAGTAGTTAGGTGTTTACGGAATAGTTCAGATACTATACCATCACCAAAGTTAGTTTCAATAACTAGTTTAGTAACGTTATATTTCTTACAACCATCTAATATATTGAGCAGGGTGCTATCAGAGTACCCGTCTCGGTATGCACGCATTTCATGCAAGTATAGGAAGCCGTTTCGTTGAGATATGAATGAGGCTGCAGTCTCGTCAGTTCCTCGACCCGACGGATCGATTGAGCATATTGTCTCTGAATAACTGGACCACTCTCCTTTGAGTTGCATTGGAGAGTAAAAATAATCTCCTGGGAGACCGACTGTGGGTAGGTCTTTGATAACGTTTTGGGGATCGGAGCACCATATAACGGCTTCAGGGGCAGAATCAGGGTTGACACTGGTAACAACCAGATCAGCCATCTTAAGTGGGAATTTTTCTGCATCGGATAAGCTTGTATCTAGTTGGAACTGAAGCATATAGTTTGAACGACCCATAGAAGCTTCACGTTCTAGTAGGTCGTCATTGTTGAATCTATCTGGGTCTGTACAATCCCAGGCTTCAACCCCAGCTTCTAAATCCTCTTGTATTTGAGGAGCTAATAGTCCTTCATACTGGGAGAGTTTAGATTTGGCTGGGTATCTTGCGGGCCATACGAACGGACGGTACGAACGCTCTGCCAGCTTACGATAGATAGTAAAAGTAGTCTGAGGAGTCCCGAGATACATAATACGGCTATCGCTTTTCGGCGTGAGGATGGATTCAGCCTCAGTACAGAGTTGTAAAAGTTTTTCACGCATGAACTCCGTCATGGAATTTCCAGGAACCTCTATGTCGTCCAAGATCATTAAATCGGCG